TGATTTTTAAAAAAAAATTAAAGAAAAAAAAGCAAAAGAAGACGCAGAAAAGCAAGCAAATATAGAGCCAGTTATAGAACAGATTGCTCAACCAATTGTTGAAGACAAAGTAGAAACCCCAATAGCAGAAGTAAGATTAGAACCTTCAGTTTCAGAGCCTACCCATACAGCAGTAACAGCACCAGATGAAGCTGTTAATGAAGTAAAGATAGAAGAAACGAAGACCGAAGAAGTTAAGAATTAAATATTGACTTAAAACATAATATCAAATATAATCTAAAAGAAGGTATATTAGATATATTTAATGAAATCAATAGAGATAAGAAAACCACTTAAAAATGTAACTAAAGGCTGGGGTGAAGAGGTATGGATAGTTAATAACGATGAGTATTGTGGAAAAATATTAAAGTTTAATAATGGTGCAAGATTCTCTATGCATTATCATATTAATAAAGAAGAAACCTTTTTTGTATCTAAAGGCAAGCTTTCGTTAAAATCAATTAATCTAGAAAATGCCGAAGAATTCACAAAAGAAATTAATGCTGGAGATGTAGTTGATATTCCAAGGTTTGCACCTCACCAATTAACAGCTTTAGAGGATAGTGAAATAATCGAATTCTCTACTCATCACGAAGACTCTGATAGTTATAGAATAGCTAAAGGAGATAGCCAAAAATGAATATAGCAGTAAGACTAGAAGGTGGTTTAGGAGACTGCTTACTTGGCAATAGATTCGTTCCAGCTATAAAAGAAAAATACAAAGAAGCCTCTATAACAGCTTATATAGATAGCGAAGGTAAAACCTTCCAGAAAGAAGGATTGAGCATTCTATACCCATCTATGTATAAAGATATCAATATTATACAAAAGAAGAAATATAAGCCATTTTGGGTAGATTGTCAATTTGGCACAGATAATTATTATGGTGCTTTAGAGAATGTTCCAGATAATGTGCAAGAAGAGTTTAAAACCTATGATAAGTTTTATGATCTTCATATAGATTCATTAAAATGGATTGATATGGACTTTGATTGGTTAAGGTATTATAGGTTCTTTCCAAAGCCAGAATTAAAAATAAATAACATAAAAGGCGACTATATAGTATTTCATCTCATATCCTCTACGTCAGCTGGGCATAGATTGGAAGATTGGTATCTTGAAAGACTAGTGAAAGAAACAGCGGAAAACCATAAAGTATATTTAATATCTACCCCAGAAACAAATTACTTTTACGAAAAAATTAAAGATTTGCCTAACGTGCATTTATTCAATGGGACTATGCAAGAAGTTTGCGAATTAATATCTAATGCAAAATTTATGCTTTCAACAGATAGCGGTTTTAGATATATTGCTTATGGATATGGAATACCTACATTAACTTATTCAAAACAGTCTTCTCAACCATTCTCATCTATTCCTAGCCATCAAATGAGATGGTTGATGTTTCCAGAGACTTGCTTTCCATTGAATTATGATGCAATTCATATGGTTAAAATTATTAACAATATCATGGAGAATAAAGGATATATTCTAGCTCCTTATCTAGAAAATTTTAATAATCAAGCGGTTAAAAGAATTTATAAAATGAATACAGAAAAAAGTATAATCAATCCATGATTACAACCTTTTATTTTGGTGCATCAACTCAAGCTTCTCCAGATAGTTGTATTCACAAAGCAAGAGGAAATACCATTTGCAAGCATGCTGAATTTATTAACATATGGTACGATTATGCAAGATATGTTTATGGGCCAAAAGAGCATCTTTATATTGTAGACAACGCTTCGCCAATTGAGTTTAATAAAGTATTTGACACTTCTAAAGAACAAATTGAATTTCTAGATGAAGATCAATACTCTTTTAATCCAAATGTTTTCATTCATGTAAAAAGATTTAATAAACAATTGAATCATGGAGGAGGAGTAGTCAGAGGTAATTGGGAAGGTTTTAAATTTTCAATAGCTAATAATTCAAATTATTATTTTACAGAATCAGATTCGCTATCTTTAGTTAACTTAAAAAATGAATTAATTGATTACGATATTATCACAAGTAATATAGAGGATGGTAATAATGGATGTATTGATTGCTCTAATTGGGCATTAAGAAAAGAATTGTTAACAGATGAAGTTATGAAAGTCAAAGATTGTTATGGATGTAATGAGTTAAGCGTATTTGATTCATTAGATCAATCTATAAAAAATAATGGAATCTGCACAACACAACCAAACTATCAATATTACGGAGCAATAGAACATGGCCCATATATCAATTATCATCAAAAATATAAGATAAAAAAGATACAAGGTGATATCATACATGACGTTGATCTACATCAATTAAAAGATTTTATTCTAAAAACAAATGATAGAGTAGGATCTGAATTTGCTAAAGAATACATAAGGAACATATAAACATGAAAAGTAATCTTGGAGATGTTTTTAATAAAAGTTCTGAAATAAGCATGAGCTTTGATGTATTAAGACCAAATGGAGCAGCAATAGATATTCCTCATGGAGTCTTGATTCTAGGAGCGCTTATGTCATCTAAACCTCAAAGCATAGTAGAGCTAGGCATAGGCACTGGTTTTGTAACGAGTTTGATTCTTCAAGGCATAGAATACAATAACATAGGAGAATTAACTTGCGTAGATAATCTTCATGATTTTGGTGGGCATTTAAAACCAGAGATTCTAGAAAACTTAAAGAAAACAAACGCTAAAATTCTTGCCCCTATGCAAGAAAAAGAATTTGTTTACCAAGCCGAAAATAATTCATATGATTTTTTAGTTTCTGATGCTGATCATTTTCATGCAGGAGCTTGGGCAGAAGAAATTTTTAGAATCATGAAGCCAGATTCATTTATGTTTTTTCACGATGTTAATCCAAGAGATTTTCCAAATCTGATGAGATATAAAACACTATCAGACGAACTAGGAAAGCCAAATTTTCTTTTTACAAAATGTTCAAGGAATGATGAAATTTGTGAAAGAGGATTATTAATGGTCGTAAATAAAAAATAAATCTAATGTCTATACCATCAGATAAAAAGATTTGCGTAGCTTCTATAGCAACTCCAGATATGAGAGAGCTATCAGAGATCACGATAAACAATAAGATTGAGTATTGTCAAAAAAATAATTACGCTGGATGCTTCTTGACTCAAAGTGAAGCTTATCTTGGTTTCGATAAAATACTATTCATAGAAGGTTTATTAAATACTGGCAAATATTCTTATGTTTACTGGTGTGATTGTGATACAATTTTTACTAATTTTAATAAAAAAATAGAAGACCTAATAGACGAGAATCATCATTTCTTTATCTGCACAGATTACTCTCAAAACATTAATGCTGGAGTTTTCATCTTTAAAAATTCAAAAGAAGGTATGGAATATTTAAAAGAAGTAAAAGAAAAGATGTACGAACTAGCACCACAAAATAAATTTAAATTTGGCGAAGAGCAAACAGCTATAATGGAAACCTATAAAGATGCCAAGTACAAAGATATCATTAAAATACTACCACAAAAATCAATGAATTCATATCCATATAGTGATAAAGAAGTAAGAGATCATAATGGAACATATCTTGATTCACTAAAGACCAATGGAGACTGGACAAATGATGACTTAATGATTCATATTCCTGGATTTGGTAAAGACTTTTATCGAAAGCTAGTAAGCCACTTTAGATCTTATATTCAGAAAGTAATAAAATAATGAAGAACTTCTTTAAAAGATATGAGAATGGAGATAGACCATTAGGATCTAGACTTGCTACAATGAAGATTGCGTTAAGTTTGCTTGACAGGAGTAAGCATAATAATTTCGTAGAAACTGGGACAACAAGAAAAAACTACCTTAATTGCCCTAATATAGAAGATCGAGCTGCAGATGGTGGATCTACATTAATTTTTTGCGACTATGTATCTAAATTTGGTGGACATGTTTGGACATGCGATATTGATTCAAATAATATAGAAAGTTGCAAAATTGCTACAGAAGAATACAAAGACAATATAACTTATGTTGTAGATGATTCCTTGAATTTTCTAAACAATTTCAATCAATCAATAGATTTTCTATATCTAGATTCTTTAGATAGTTCATTTCCAAATGCTCATGAACATCAACTTAAAGAGATAGAATTTGCTTATAAAAATTTAACTAAAAATAGTATTATTCTTTTAGATGATTTAGGATCTAAGACGAACCTATCAATACCATTCTTAAAAGATAAAAATTGGTGTCAAATTTTAATAGATATACCAAAACCTTCTCATTATAACAATTTTCAACAAGGTATCTTTATTCATGAAGAAGCTCTGTATGTAAACCATTCTCTAATACCGATAGAGAAAAGATACAAAGACTCATGAAAAAAGTAGCAATTCAACTAGCAGCAAATCCAAGATCATTCAAAAGATGTTATCCTTTCTTTAAAGCTAATATATTAGATACATTAAATCCAGATGTCTTTATTCATACTTGGAATTTAAAAGGTAAAGAAAGACCAGATGTTACGACTGATGGCTCTTGTGAAGAATATATAGAATTATATAAACCAAAAAAATTTACAATAGAAGATTTAGAATACAACTACCAGCCACTTCAAACTATGGTTCCTCATTTTACTTCTAGATTCAAAGTCAATCAGTTGCGAAAAGAATACGAAAAAGAAAATGATATTAAATATGATGTAGTTGTTATGGGTAGGCCAGACGTAAAATTGATAAATAATCCACCAAAAAATAATTCACAAGTACTTGGATCTGAATTTAAAATGGAATATATTGATATGGTTAAAGAAGATTCAATATGGATTCATCATTTTAAAGATGGAATTCCTTCAGATTACTTCTTTTATACTTCGCCAAAATGGATGGACATTAGCATAGGTGGATGTTATTCTAATTTAGATAAATTAAATATTTACAATCCTGGCTCAGAAAGATTATGGTGGCACATCCTCCAGGAAAATAATTTCAAAAGAGAATGGTTTAAATATTATGGAAACTCTATTCATGACCAAGATCATATAGATAATTCTTTTAGACTTTTTGACATAGAATGCGTAAGATAAGAATAATGAAAAATATACAAGATATCGTCAATTTAGCAAAAACATACAAATCGAATAATTATTCTAATAATATTAGGAGTGTACTAACAGACCATATGTTATATAAAGTAGCAGAAGTATGTTTAAATTCATTAGAAATCGAAGGCGATATCGCAGAAGTTGGAGTTTGGAGAGGCTCTGTTGGCATAATCTTTGGAGAAATATTTAAAAATAAAGATGTTTATCTTTTTGACACTTTTGAAGGAATACCATACTCGAATGAATTTGACAATATTCATAGGGTTGGAGATTTTGGAAAAGGAGATAGAGATCCAGCATATTATTCTTCATTTGAAGAAGTACAAAATACATTATCTATTTACGATAAGATAAAAATATATAAAGGAATTTTCCCAATTGAAACATCGCAAATAATTTCTGATAAAAAATTTGCACTGGTCCATTTAGATGTAGATGTTTATCAATCGTATAAAGAATCCTTAGAATTTTTCTACCCAAGAATGAATAAAGATGGTCTAATATTACTTGATGATTACAATATTCCAAGTTGTGAAGGAGCGACTAAAGCGGTAAATGAATTTTGCAAAAAACATAATATACAAATAATAAATTTTGATAATTTATTCTACATAAAAAAATGAACTACGAAAATTTCTACAAAACGTATGGTCATTCATATGATGAATAATCTGTAAATTTATGAGTAATAATTTTTTAGACTACAATCACCCACTTCAAACTATTGACTCTTATGTTCCAGGAGCAAGAAATACTAAACATCAGGGAGGAACACTTTTTTTTAACCTATGGATGAGTCAGAACCAAAACGGGCCAATAGTATTTGATACTATTTTTAAACATTTTATAAATAGCGATATTAGAATTGGAAGAATTATTGAATTAGGAACTGCCCACGGAGGACTATCTGTTCTATTTGGAATGTTTGCTTGCTCCTATGGATGCAAGTATATTACCTATGATATACACGACACGCCAAACTACAAAGATTTATTTAGAAGGTTAGACATTGACTTTAGAAAAAAAGACATTTTTGCAAATGAAAACGAGATTGCCGAGGAAATAAAAAAAGAAGATATAACCATCATATTTTGTGACGGCGGAGATAAAATAAAAGAATTTAATATTTTCTCAAAGTATTTAAAAAAAGGAGACGTTATTCTTGCTCACGACTACGCGCAAGATGATGAATTTTATAAAAACTATTGTCAGAATAACATATGGTCATTTTATGAAATAAATTATAATGCAATAAAAGACTCTGTAGAAAAGAATAACTTGATCCCGTTTTTAGATGACGTTAGCGCCAAAGCAGCCATTTGCTCTTTTCAAAAAGTTTAATAATGAAAAAGGCTATTGGATTCTTGGGTGGCCAATTTGGAGATATAATTACTACAATTGGCGTGCAAAAAGTCTTTAGCGAAGACTATCCAGAATATGAGCTTACTCTAGGTATATCAAGAAAATATGCAGATATTGCTCCTTTATTCTACAATCAAAAATATATAAAAGACGTTCATATTTGGGAAGGATACGATAATGCTTGGCCTACAGAAAATGATAAAAAATTTATAGAAATAAATAAATATGATATAGTTTTCAATCCAATGCAGGGAGTAGGAGACTTGAATTGGTATAATAAGATTCATCAAGTATCTTTATGTTGCCAAAGATACGGATTTAGACTTCCAGAATCAGATAAGGTATCTTTAATAAATCATTTAGATGTTTTAGATGAATATAAGAATTATATATGTTTGTCAATTTTTCCTAACAACGGAGAAGGAATTAAATCATTCTCTATAAATAAAGCTCAAAATCTTGTAGATTCGATTAAAAAAATGGGATTTAAGATCCTTCAATTATGTGGCCCTAAAGATCCTATTCTTAAAGAAGTGGAAGCGATAAGAAAACCTTTTACCGAAGCAGTTCAAATAATGAATTCTTGTAAATTATTGATTACTGGTGATACCAGTATGAGTTGGGTTAGTTCGGCGTACAACACTTTAACTTTAGGCGTATATGCTTACGCATATCATGGAGGGGCTTCGACTTCTAAGAATTGGCAACCAGTAAATGCAAATGCAAAATATTTAGAAGCAGATATAGTAGACCATATTGAAAATGAGCGCATATTAGAAACTTTGAAAGGTTTAGTATGATTATAGATTGTTTTCCATTTTTTAATGAACTAGATTTATTAGAGATCAGATTAAATGTGCTTAATGATGTTGTAGATAAATTCGTTCTTGTAGAAGCTTCGAAAACTCAGTCTTTAATCGATAAGCCTTTTTATTTTGAAGAAAACAAAGACAGATATTCTAAATTTCTTGATAAAATAATTCATGTAAAAATTACTGATTATCCAAAAAAAGATGGATGGGCTATGGAAAATTATCAAAGAAATTGCATTGTTAAAGGACTACAACAATTAGAATTAAAAGAAGAAGACATAATCGGCGTTTCTGATTTAGATGAAATTTGGGCTCCAGAAATTAAAGATAAATTTGAAGAGTACTTTAAAGATATTAAATTTTTGTCAGTTGGGATGAAGTATTTAGTATTTTATCTTAATTTGGAAACCGTAGATAAAGCATGGATTGGAACAATATTTGCAAAAGCTAAAGATTTAATTAATTATACTCCGCAAAATTTAAGGAATATAAAAGATCATGTTTCACACATTGAAGAAGCTGGATGGCATTTTGGCTATCAGGGAGGTAAAGAGAAAGTTTATAATAAATACTTGTCTTGTATAGAGCCTTTAGACAAATCAAAAATTCCATCTAAAGAGGACTTTTTTAAGCAATTTGATGATAGAATAAAACATGAAGGATCTTTTATATATTCTGATGATATAAACGACACTTCAGTTAAATTAAATAAAATAAATGTAGAGGATAATCTACCTAAATACATATCATCCAATATAGATAAATACAATCACATGATACTATCATGAAAAAAATTGCTGTCTTAGGCTCAAAAGGCTATGTGGGTTCTAGATTTGTGTCTTTTCTTAAATCAAAAGATACAGAAGTTAACGAATTGTCAAGACAAAACGTAGATTTTTTAGATCAGAATAATTTGTTTTGGTTGTTAAAAGATATTAAACCAGACCACGTAATAAATGCTGCAGGATATACTGGTAAACCTAATGTCGACTCTTGTGAATATGATAAAGATAATTGTTGGAAGCAAAATGTAGACTTGCCGAAAAATATATCTAAAATATGCAATGATTTAAAAATTAAATATATACATGTATCGAGTGGCTGTATTTATAGCGGCAACAAGAATGATCTAAAAGGCTTCTCAGAAGAAGACCAACCAAATTTCTCTTTTGATATACCGCCTTGCTCTTTCTACAGCGGTACAAAAGCTGAAGCAGAGAAAGCTTTAGCAAAAGATAAGAACGTATATATTTGCAGGTTAAGAGTTCCCTTTAGCCATAATTCAAATCAAAGGAACTACATTACAAAGTTGATGACCTATAATAAACTTTTAGATGTGCAAAATTCTTTATCTAATCTAGAAGAATTCATAGAAGCATGTTATCATTTAATATCAAAAGATTGTCCTACTGGAATTTATAATATAACTAATACTGGATATGTTACTACCAAACAAGTTACTGAAATAATTAACAAATATATAACAAATAAAGAATTTAGCTTCTTCAAAAATGATGAAGAGTTTTACTCTACAGCTGCTCAAACTCCAAGATCTAATTGTGTTTTAAATAATGATAAATTAATGAGCACAGGCTTTAATATTAAAAATGTTCAAGACTCTCTTGAAAATGCAATTAAAAACTATAAATAATTGAATTTATTGAAAATGTATACTAATATATAAGTATGAGCTATAACTTTCAAGAGACCTATTATGGTAAAAAGATAGATACAGCAAATATATTAAATATTGATGATGCGAGTAAAGTGCTTGATGGTAGGAAAGTGGTAGTGATAACTGGGGTTACTGGTCAAGATGGCAGCCATATGGCAGACTACCTATTAAAACACACAAATTATATAATATTTGGAGGAGTTAGAAGATTAAGCGTATATAATCATAATAATATAAAACATATTGATTCTGATCGGTTCTTTCTTATAAATTTCGATTTAACAGATGCTCACGCAATATCTAGAACTGTAGAAAAATTAAAACCAGATTATTTTATAAATTTTGCAGCGCAGAGTTTTGTCGCCAGTAGCTGGGATTTTGCTAGACAAACTTGGGCCACAAATTCTACTTCAGTTTTAGATATACTTGAAGCAATCAGACTGTATAAACCAACTTGTAGATTATATCAGGCAGGCTCTAGTGAAGAGTTTGGAAATGTTAAGTATTCTCCTCAAGATGAAAATCATCCATTAAGGCCAAGAAGTCCTTACGGAGCAAGTAAAGCTGCTTCTAGACAACTCATTAAAGTTTATAAAGACTCTTATAATCTTTACGCAATTCAAGGCTGGTTATTTAATCATGAAGGAGTTAGAAGAGGTGAGGAGTTCGTGACGAGAAAAATAACAAAAAAAGTAGCACAAATTTTTAATGCTATCAAAAATGAAGAGCCTTTTACTCCCTTGCAGTTGGGTAATGTAGATGCAAAAAGAGATTGGAGTGATGCAGAAGATTTTATTGATGGAGTATGGAGAATGCTCAATCAAGACAAGTATAATCCTAATTATGATGGCGATCCAAAAGAGTATGTTTTTTCTTCAAACAAAACTCATACGATTCGAGAGTTCGTTGAACTAGCCTTTGGTTTTTGCTACATGGTAGGATCTTGGAAAAATAAAACCCAAAGACCAGAAGATGAAAAGTTTTGCGCTTACATTAGAGATAAACTGGTTGTTCTCGTAGAGATTAATCCAAAGTTCTATAGACCAGCAGAAGTTCAAACACTATTAGGCGACTCAACAAAGGCTAGGAAAGAACTAGGTTGGAAACCTCATACTAGCTTTTCGACACTTGTAGAAAAGATGGTAAGAAACGATTTAGAGTCCTACGAAGTGTAAATTATAGGTGATATTAGATCATCTTAAAAATCAATTTTTTTACTTTAAAAATAAACAAAATATCATAATATACGATTGTTTTTTATTCTTTAATGAGAACGATCTATTAGAGATAAGAATCAATGAACTCAAAGACGTAGTGGATTATTTTGTTATATTTGAATCAAACTCAACTTTTACTAAAAAAAATAAAGGATTCTTATTAGACGAGAAAAGATTTGAAAAATTTAAAACAAAAATCATCTATATAAAAAATCAAGACTGGATTAGATCTCCTAATCCTTGGTCTTTCGAAACTTATCAAAGGAATAAAATTGCAGATGGTATTATTGGTGCTCAAAATACTGATATGATCATATTATCTGATTTAGACGAAATTCCTAGAAAACAGGCTTTAATTGAAGCTTTCTGTCAAATATATAAAAATAATAGTAAGTATGTTCGTTTAGAATTAAGTAATTTTAGATATGCTCTGAACAATATATCAGCAAATAATACAAAAAGTACTAGCGTTATAATAACTAAAAAAGAGAATACAATTTCAATGCAGGAATTAAGGACTAAACAAAAAGCTGATATTACGATTTTAAATGCTGGATGGCACTACTCATTTGTAAGTTCTATAGAAAATATAATCTTTAAAATTGATTCTTATTCTCATCAAGAGTATAATAAATGGCCTAACAATAATATAGAAAGCATAAAAAAAAGGATTTACAATGGTCAATCAAATTTTGGCCATGAAGAAGATACATATAATAGAATAAAATTAAATAAAAATAATTGTCCAAAATATGTCTTGAAAAATAAAGATAAATACGCTAGACTTATGTTTACTAATGAGCAATCAAATATCTGGAGCAAAATTATGTCGTTATATAATACTAAAATTTGTAGTTTCAAAAAATATACCATGGGGATACGAGATAAATCAAGCTAAAAAATTAATACAATTCGAGCCAAATTGTAATTTTTGGTTTAACATTAAGAAGAAACCTATTAAATCTCTAGAGTGGTTACTATCTTTCGAAGGTAAAAAATATCTATTAAAAGAAAAGTCATTATTAAATATTGACAAAGATATAAAAATATCGTATCATTTAGAGAGTAATAAAATAGGGAATGATAAAACAATAAACAAGAAAGTTAAAACATTAAAGGAATTTTTAAATGGCAAGACCTAAAGCAAATATAGAAGAAACTCATAATCAAGATGAGGGCATTAATGATCGGTTAAAAGCATTTTTAAAATCTAATAAAGATGATCACTATAACTTCGAAGAAGAAGTCCATTACAAAGTCTCTTCTGGGAGCTTGAATTTAGATTTCGTTATGGGCGGAGGATTTTGCCCTGGATTACATCGATTTATAGGAATGAATGAAGGAGGAAAGACTTCAGAAGCACTAGAAGTAATGAAGAACTTCTTAAAAACTGTAAAAAATTCTAGAGGACTCTTAATTAAAGCTGAAGGAAGACTTAGCAAAGAGATACAAGAAAGGTCTGGAGTAGACTTTGTTGGCGATCCAGACCTTTGGAAAAATGGAAATTGTTTCGTATTTGAATCTAATATTTTTGAGACTGTATCAGAGCTTATGCTAGATCTAGTAAGAAATAATCCAGAAAACAATAAGTATCTTTTTATTCTAGATTCTGTGGACGGCTTGATGCCTAAAAATGACGCTTGCAAAACTTTATCAGATGCTACAAAAGTAGCTGGTGGAGCAGTAATATCCTCCGTGCTTATGAAAAAGATGTCGATAGCTTTATCTAAAAGAGGACATATGGCTATTTTTATTAGCCAAGTACGATCTGATATTAAGCTCGATCCATATGCAGCAAATAAAGATATTAGACAAACAACTGCTACTGGTGGAAATGCTTTATTGCATTATGCGAATTGGATTATAGAATTCGAACCAAGATATAATAAAGATCTTATTTTAGAAAAACCAAATGAAAGATACGATGCCATTAAGAATAAGATCATTGGTCATACAGCTAAAGTTTCAATTAAAAAGTCCACCAATGAAACAACTAATAATAAAGTGGAATATCCTATCAAGCACGGCAGAAAACAAGGTACATCCATTTGGAGAGAATATGAGATTATTGATCAACTTTTAGCTTGGCAATTTATCATTGCTAAAGGGGCGTGGATTACTTGCAGTGATCAGATTGTAGAAGAATTAAAAGAAAATGGTCTTGAACTGCAGAAACAGCATCAAGGTATGGACAACTTTAGAAAATATCTCGAAGAGAATGTTAAAATTACAGATTTCCTTTTTGAGAAATATAAAAAATTGATAACTGCATGAGATTACTGAGCTTGAATGGAAAGCTAGTCAATAAAAACGTTTCAAAATATTTAATAGATTGGGATAAACCTAGTAGAAGTAAAATTCAGTTTAATACTAAAAAATTTTTTCAACAATATTGGAAGCATCATATTGTGTACGAAGAATTTCCAGTCTATGGTTCACTTATGAAGGTAGACATATTGAATGCTACAAAACGAATAGCAATTGAAGTAAATGGCGCACAGCACGACAACTTTAATGAATTTTTTCATAATCACTCTAGGATGAATTACTTAAAAAGTATAAAAAGAGATTGCAAGAAAGAAGAATGGCTACAGAAAAACAATTTTAAACTTTTAGAGATTTACGAAAAAGATTTAAAGCTATTGTCTGCTAAGTTTTTTCTTGACAATTTCAATATAAGTATTTTTTAGTGTAAATTTATGTGTGCAAAAAGATTTTCCAAAACAATTATTGGAGGCACTTAATGAAAACTCTTTCGGTGGATTTATTTTATTTAATTTTAATTCCGAAGGAGATCCTCAAGTGATGACAAAATTTGATAATCAACTCAATGCTATGGGTCTTCAGCAATATGTTAATTATTGGGCAGAAGCTATTAATACTCTAAATATAGATTGCACAATCAAATCAATTACAGATTTATCCAAAACCAAAAAGAAGAAAAAAGATTAGTTGACTTAGTGCTAAATTGGCACTATACTTAACTACATGCCCATATACTCGGTTCAAGTAGAACGTCATGTTCTCGGTGGTCTCATTAGAAATTCAGAAGTTTTTTTTGATGTAGCCAGATTTATATCTGAAAAAGACTTTTATAATGATGTTCACAATACAATATTCTCTTGCATCAAAGATGAGCTTAATAAAAATAATAAAATAGATAAAGTATTATTAGCTCAAAAGATTAAAAATCTTGGCATATCCTTTAAAGATGAGATTGATATATTTTCTTATATAGATTCTTTAGCGATGACTCAAATCAATCCTCAAGGCACTATAAGTGCTTGTCAGGAATTAAGCAAACTGAAAGTAAGAAGAGAGCTATTTGAAACAGCTGAAAATGTTAAGAAATATGTTAAAGATAACGCAGAAGATGGAATAGATAAAATAGTATCTAAAGTAGATGAGATTTATAATAATAAGGTAACTCAATATTACCTAGAAGGCGAGCCAGTTAACCTTTTCGAAGAAATGGAAAGTATAATTGAAGAAATTGGCAATAATCCAAAAGAAGAGACTGGATTAAAGACTCCATATAACAATTTTAATAATATGTATGGAGGGTTAAAACAAGGGAATATATATTCTATAGTAAGTAGACCAGGACAAGGTAAAAGCACATGGCTTAATGATATATGTTATAAAACTGCTAATGTACATAATAAGAATACCAAAGCTCTTATTCTTGATACAGAAATGAGCACTTTAGATACTCAAATGAGATTAGTCGCAAGTATTTCTAGTGTTCCACTTTGGTATATAGAAACAGGCAATTGGAGAAAAAATCCAGAAATGATACAAAAGGTAAGAGAGGCTTGGCCAAAGGTCAAAAATATGACTCATTATCATTATCATGTTTCAAATAAAAGTATAGATGAAATATCCTCTATTATTAGAAGATGGTATTATACAAAAGTTGGAAGAGGTAACCAAGCTTTGATAGCTTACGATTATATAAAATTAACTGGAGAAAAAGTAGGCCAAAACTGGGCAGAGCATCAAGCTATTGGTGATAAAATTGATAAACTGAAAAGAATATCCGAAGAAATAAAGTGTCCAGTTGTTACCGCTATGCAATTAAATAGAACTGGAGAAAATTTTAATCGCAATTCAAGTCAAGTCACGGACGATAGCTCTGCGATTTCTTTGTCTGATAGAATGCAATGGTTTGCTTCATTTGTTGGAATTTTTAGAAGGAAAACTCAAGATGAAATTCAAGTCGATGGAGAACAATTCGGAACGCATAAATTGATAGCTATTAAGACAAGGTTTCAAGGCAGAGAAGGCACAGGGCATCATGATCTAGTTAGAAGAAGAGTCGGTCAAAGTGAATTTAAGTATTTTAATAATTATATAAACTTTGATGTGGGTAATTTTAATGTAGAAGAGAGAGGAACTTTAAGAGAAATAGTTGATGCAGAAAATGAAAGACTAGATTTCGATCAAGGCAGTAACGACCAAGACGGAGAACTGATATGAACGTAGAACTAATATCAATAACAAAACCAGAAATTAAAGGTATGAAAAATGCAGAAGATTTGGTTGCATTTTGTGCTAGAGTTAGCAATCCTTCTAATCAAATGAACGTAGAAACTGCGCCAAAGCTTTTAAAATTCTTAATCAATCACAAGCATTGGAGTCCGTTTGAATTAGTCGATATGTGTGTTGAAATTAAAACAAGCCGTGGAATTGCAGCGCAAATTCTTAGACATAGATCATTTAGCTTTCAAGAGTTTAGTCAAAGGTATAGTATCGCAAATGAATTCGAAGACATCGAACTTCGCTTGCAAGGAGATAAGAATAGGCAAGTAGGAGAACACCTTATGCCAACTAATACAGATGCATATGATAAAGTTAGCGAACTTCTTGTAGAATCTTTATCGCTTTCCCAGCATTGTTATGATTCAATGATAGAAAATGGAGTAGCTAAAGAGGTGGCTAGAATGATATTGCCTTTAACCACTCAAACAACTATGTATATGAAAGGCTCATTGAGAAGCTGGATACATTATCTTGAATTGAGAACACAACAAAATACTCAAAAAGAACATAGACTAATTGCCGAAAGATGCAAAAAAATATTCATTAAAGAGTTTCCAATTATTAGTGAGGCATTAGAATGGAAAACATAAAAGAAATACTATCTAATTTAGGGTATGATTTGAAAGAATATTTAAAAGAATACAGAACAAAGCCTCTTTATAGAGACTCAGACAATGAGAACGTATTAGTGATATACAAAGATAGTGGAAAATGGATAGACTATAAAGAGAATACAACTGGAAATCTTCAAGACTTAGTAAGAATGACTTTGAATCTTCCTAACAATACAGAAGCTAAAGAATGGATAAATAAGAAAGTCCAAACTGAAGCATCATATGCAGTCTACAGAAAACCTCAGATTAAACAAGTAAAGTGTTATTCAAATGAAGTACTTGATAAATTAATCAAAGATCATTCTTTTTGGAAAAAAAGAAATATTTCAGAAGAGACTATGAATATTTTTAACGGAGGAATACTGACCGAAGGCAGAATGAAAGGCAGATACATTTTCCCAATTTTAGATAAGCAAGACAAATTGATTGGAGTGGCTGGTAGAGATATTTTGAATAGAAATGAAAAGTTCTGTCCAAAATGGAAATTAATAGGAGACAAGATTAATTGGCGTTACCCTTTACAAGTTAATGCAAAGATACTGTCTGAGAGTAAAGAAGTAATCATAGTTGAGAGTATAGGAGATATGTTAAGCTTATGGGACGCTGGAGTGAAAAATGTGATTGTTACTTTCGGTCTAGCTCTAAGCGTGAGTATTTTAAATACTTTATTAGTTTTAAATCCAAACAAAATTTATATATCATTTAATAATGATGAGCTTAAGAATAAAGCAGGAAATTTAGCATCAGAAAAAGCTAAAGAGAAGTTATTAAAACATTTCGATAGGAACCAAATCCAAATTGCCTTACCAATTAAAAAAGATTTTGGGGAAATGAACAAAGAGGAGATCTTACAATGGAAAAACAATCTTTAAAAATATTATCTGCATCTAGAATTAAAACTCTTGAAACTTGTTCTTGGGTTTACTGGAATAATTATCATATTAAGACTCCACAAAAGTCTAATGATGGAAGCGATAGAGGCACAATATGTCATACAATTTTTGAGCTTCTTTTAAATAAAAGGCACAAGAAAAACTATAAGAATATCATTAAGAGCAACTCCATAGATGGAGATAAAGGCGTATCAAAACTTGTTAAAAAATTGTCAGCTAAAGTGAACCTGAATGAAAGTAATTATAAGCTATTAGATGAAATGATATTAGTCGGATTAAAAAACGACTTCTTTGGTGAAAATGGAGAAATAATTAAACCAGAATATGCATTTGAAATTAAAAACGATAAGCCTAAATATCATATCCGAGGTTTTATAGATAAGCCTATTAAAATCAAAAAAGAAATGCATATAATCGACTACAAGAGCTCGAAGTACAAGTTTAGGGGTGATGACCTTGAAGCGAACATACAAGCCATGATGTATAGCCTAGCGAGTAAAAAATTATGGCCTAAATTAAAGCCCATTATTAAGTTCCTATTCTTAAGATTCCCCAAGCAACCAATTCAAGAGCTGCAATTTGATGAGGATGAAATTAAAGGATTTGAACACTATTTAGAGTATGTTAATGAACATGTTAATAATTTTGACAAAGATAGTGCTCAATCAAATTTTGCCGTAGATCATCCTAAGAATAAATGGATGTGTAGCGTAGGCAATTGGAGATGTCCATATAAAGACCCATTTAGTTATCATGTTAAACTTAATGATGCTGGAGAAATAGTTGAATCAAATTTTACTGGAGAATTTAAAGATGTTAAAGGATTTACAGTAGAGCAAAGGCAATACACTGGATGCCCAAGACATAATAATAATTCGATTAATCAAAAATCAAAAGATGCCTTTGACGATTTGACTTGACCTAGATTATAATATCAGATATAAATAGACAATGAACAATGTTATTCCGCTTTTTAAAAGTCATTTTTCTATAGGAAAGAGCATATTAACTCTTAAGCCAGAGAGCGAAACAGATAATGGGCCAGATTCTATTATTCAAATTGCCAAAGACAATAAACTTAAGAAGGTATTTTTAGTAGAAGATTGCTTTAGCGGTTTCTTACAGGCATACAAGAACTTAAAATCAATTGATATTGATTTAATATTTGGTATAAAATTTGTATTTTGCGAAGATCACACCAATAAAAGTGAACCAGAACTTAAGAAGCATCACAAAGTGATATTATTTGCAAATGGAGACGAAGGTTATAAGCTGCTTATAAAGTTGTGGACAAAGGCTAATACGGAAGGATTTTACTATACTCCAAGATTAGATATGAATATTCTCAAAGAGTACTTCAACGATAGCCTAAAGATAGCTTTACCATTCTATGATAATTTTATTTTTAATAACTGTTTAAAAGGATATCAATGTGTTCCATTTTTAGAGAATTTTAAACCATCAATTTTTATTGAAGATAACTCTTTGATATTCGATCCTCTTGTTAAAAATAAAATGCTTGAATATGCGAAATTAAACAATCTTGAATCATTTAATACTAAAAGCATCTATTACAAGAATAAGAAAGACTTTAAAAGCTTTTTAACTTTTAGATGCATCAATAATAGAACAACACTAAATAAGCCCGAAATAGAACATATGTCTAGCAATGAATTCTGTTTAGAGAGCTGGAAAGAGCAAAATCATGGATGAGCATTTATTAAGATTCGATAAAAATAAAACCTTAGTGTTTGTAGATTGCGAGACTTTAAATCTTTGTCTTAATTTTTGTCATAATATTCCTTGGCAAGTAGCTATGCTTAAATGCCAAGGCGATAATATCATAGATGGAAAAGATGCGTATTTGAAATGGCAAACAGATTTGAAGATAAGTAAAGATGCTGCAAAAATAACCAAATACGATCCTAGAAATATACAAAAACACGGCATTGACCCAAAGGCATTTTTCCCTACTCTTAGAGATTGGTTAGAGAACGCAGATTATATAATTGGACATAATATATTAGGATTTGATTTATATCTTCTTAGCGAATACTATAAATTCATGAATATGAAACCTTACGACTTTCTTTCTAAAGCTATAGACACAAATTTAATTTATAAAGGAATAAAGACTTCAAACGCTTTCGATCCTAAAAAAGAATCTTTGCCAGAATATATGTATAAATTATATCACACTAGAGTTAAGAATATTAGAACAAACTTGACCGCAGCTGGAAAAGATCTAGACATTAATCATGATTATGATTCTTTGCACAATGCCTTGTCAGATTTAGAGCTAAATTTTAAAGTCTGGAATAAAATCAAGCATATGGTTAATATTTGATTGCATTTTTCCTAATAGAAATATATAATACTCAATATGGCATCAATGGACAACATCTACGATATTCTAGGTAAACTAGAGAAAGAAAATATAGATTATTTATTTATTACTATTCAGCATGGTAAGACTAATAGTAAAGCAGATGTATTTTATTCTTTGAATAATGAAGAGAAGTCTTTTGGAGCTCTTAAAGAAGGCTTAAGCGAATTCCAAATAAATATAGACAAATCAATTAACAATTTTAAATCAAATAAAAAGCGGAAAAAGAAAAGTAAAGATGACGAAGACAGTTGATTTTGTTAATTCATTCAAAAAAATAAACTTGCCACTTTATGGAGTGAGGTTGCCAGAGTTTAAAGTCAAGGCAGAGCATAAAAGGAATTTAGGATTATCGGAAGACATTTCTAATGCTGATTTTCTAAAAAAACTAGCTTACAATAATCTTCCTAAAAAACCAGAATATAAAAAACGATTAGATCATGAATTTGAGATCATAGAAGATCTAGGATTCATTGATTATATAATTCTAGTGTGGTTAGTTATTAACTTCTGTAAAGAAAGCGAAATTCCTACTGGATTAGGAAGAGGAAGCGCAGCGGGTAGTTTAATTCTTTTCTTGATAGGCGTTACTAAAATAGATCCAATTAAACATAATCTTTACTTTGAAAGATTTATCTCTAAGATTAGAGCTAAGAAACAAGTTGTTGATGGAATCACATATCTTGATGGAAGTTTAATGTGCGATGTGGATTTGGATATTTGTTATTACAATCGCCATAAGGTCATAGATTTCTTAAATGAAGTCTTTCCAAATAGAATTAGTAAAATTTTAACATTCAATACTTTAAGCGGAAAACTTCTCATCAAAGAATGTGGTAAGATCGTAGAGGAAAAAAATGAGACCGAGATGACTCACATAAGCGGTTTAATTCCAAAAACATTCGGTCAAGTTAAAGATATTTCTGAAGCTTATAATGAAGTAGAAAAATTTAAAGAATGGTGTGATCAAAATCAAGAGATTTATAATATAGCTTTGAAACTAAGAAATTTAATAAAAAACAAAGGTGTTCATCCTTCTGGCATTCAGATATCTCACGAAAAATTATCAGAAGCATGTCCATTAGAATTATCTTCCGACAAGGAATTGGTAAGTTCTTTCGATATGAACGATATTAGTCAATTTAATGTTAAGCTAGATTTGCTTGGCTTAAGAAGTGTTTCGGTAGTCTATGATGTATGTCTTATGATCAACTCTAAGATAGAAGATATCAATACCGAAGATGTATTTATTTACCAGCAATTACAAGACCTTCGAAGTCCTCATGGTCTATTTCAAATCGAGGCAGACACAAATTTTAAAGTTTGCAGAAAGGTTCGACCAAGAAATTTAGAAGAGTTAAGTGCGGTATTAGCACTAGCTCGGCCAGGTGCATTACAATTCGTTGATCAATACGCTAAATATGTAGAGACTGGAGAGTATCAATCTGTTCATCCATTTTTCGATGAAACATTAAAGAGGACAGGAGGCTTAGCTCTTTATCAAGAACAATTAATGCAAATGGCGCATAAAATTGGTTTTACTTTAGATCAAGCCGAGATATTGAGGAGAATTGTGGGTAAAAAGAAAGTCGAAGAAATCAAAGCTTGGAAAGAGAAGATCGAAAAGAAATGTGTCTCAAATAATTTAGAGAAAGAGATTGGAGAAACTCTATGGAAAATTCTAGAAGATTCTGCCAATTACTCATTCAATGCTAGTCATAGTCAAAGCTATGCAGCATTAGCAGCGATTACAATTTATTTAAAATTTAAGCATCCAAAAGAATTCTTCTTATCTTTATTAAGGATGACCAGATTTGAGCCAGATCCTATAGATGAAATATCTAAGATTCATAAAGAAATGGATTTATTTAATATCAAACTATTACCACCACATATTATTAAATCAGAAATGGACTTTAGTGTTGAAGGAGATGATATTAGGTTCGGCTTGTTATCTATTAAAGGAATTAGCGATAAGTCTATTCAAAGACTTAATGATTTTAGAAATAAATATGCTTCGAAGTTTGACGTATTTAAGTCTGGGCAACAAGCGAAGTTGTCGATAAGGGTGCTATCTCCATTAATCCAAGCTGGAGCATTAGAGGATTTTAAGCAGTCTAGGAGTAAAGTAGTACTAGAAGCTCAACTATGGAATATATTAACTCAAAATGAGCAAAAATACTGTATGATGTATGGAGAAAAGTTTGATTATGATCTCTTTAAGATTATTAAACTATTAAGTAATACAAAAGATGAAAAAGGCAAACTTATAATCAAAGAGACAAGGTTAGAAACAATAACAAATTCTTACGATCCATATAAGAAAATATATCAACAAAACAGTAAAAATGAAAGATTTGCTAATTGGTACTATGAAAATAAACTTTTAGGCTATACATATAACACTAGCTTAAAGGATATCTTTTCTGATCAGAAGCCAGATCTATTAAATATAAGAGAAGTCAATGAAGCACCAGAAGGACTATCAGTTATATTCATAGGCATAATTAAAGAACAATATTTAGGTATAGCCAACAACGCAAAGAAGACCAGATATTTAAGACTATCTGTGCAAGATGAGAGCTCCAAATTAACCGCATTAATATTCAATGACAAGATAGACGAATGTAAAGATATGAATAATATGTTACCAGATGAAGGTAATATTGTGATAGTTAAAGGTAAGAAAAAAGGTGAAGATACCGTATTCGCAGATTTGATATCAATTCAAGATCATAAAATCTTTATGAAACTTGGAGAAATTAAAGAAAAATAACTTGATTTTTTATTAAGAGTTTGATAATATATACTATATGATACAAATTTATAAACCAACCCCAAGAGTAACTGGCACAGCTTGTAGCTTTTCTTTCAATAATATTGATGGCAATTTTTATTTAAATTTAATTAAACAGGCTAGCTGGAATGACCAAAAGAAGATCGGTAGTTTTTCTGAAAACGCACAGAATCCAGAGAAAAAAGTAGTAGTTAAACTATCTAAAATCGAAGTGTGTGGAATATTAGATGCACTAGACAACAACAGATCAATAGACTTATTTCATAACTCAGAGAATCAAAAGCTAGGGATAAAGTTTTCTCCTTATATCAGAGAAGAGAAACAAGTTGGATATAGCTTAAATGTTATTAAAAATTCAAAGATACAGACTACTCAGCCTGCAATTAGTTTCCTAATTGGTTTTACGTTTGCTGAAGCTCGCATGGTTTCAGAATATATTAAGTTTGGTTTAGATCATATTTTTTCTACGGAAAGAAGTGATGAAATTAAAAATCTAAAAACTAATAAAGCAAAAGCTATAGACGAGAGAAAGCAAAAAGACAAGACCCAAGATGTAACAGAAGATTCTCGGCAAGTCGAAGACAACGAAGATCTTTGGTAAGATAAATGCGTAAAAAGATAGTCTTTCAGTCTGATTTTTCTTTAGCTAAAACTGGTTTTGGAAGAAACTCCAAAGCAATTCTTAAATATTTGTATAAAACAGGCAAGTACGATATAGTAAACTATTGCTGCGGAATGCAAAAAGGAAATTCTCAACTTGAAAGAACTCCATGGAAAAGTCGTGGTTCTCTTCCTAACTCCCAGCAAGAGGTAGATCAATTAAATAAAGATCCTCACTTAGCTAGAATGGCTAGTTATGGGGCTTATTTACTAGATGAGGTAATTAAAGAAGAAAAACCTGATGTATATATTGCAGTCCAAGACATTTGGGGTGTAGATTTTGCAATAGATAAGCCTTGGTTTGATAAAGTTAATTCAGTTATATGGACGACCTTAGACTCTCTTCCAATTTTAGAATCAGCGGTGAAATGTGCTCCTAAAGTTAAGAATTATTGGATTTGGAGTGAATTCGCAACAAAAGCTTTACATAGTTTAGGACATAAGCATGTTAAAACTGTACACGGAGCATTAGATACAGATAATTTCTACAGAATCTCAGAAGATAAAAGAGCAGCATTAAGATCAAAATTTAATATAGATAAAGATAAATTCATGATTGGATTTGTATTTAGAAATCAACTTAGAAAAAGCGTTCCAAATCTTTTAGAAGGATATTCCATTTGGAAAAAAGAAAATAATATAAAGAACTCTGGGCTTTTGCTTCACACCCATTTTGGTGAAGGTTGGGGAATTATGAAGCTAGCTAAAGAATATGGTATTGATCCTAAAGAAATATACACAACCTATATTTGTAAAGCTTGTGGAAACTATGAAGTTAAAAATTTTACAGAACAAGATTTAGACTGTAGTTTTTGTGAAAGCAAAAAATCCCAAATTACTACAAATGTTGGTATTGGAGTTACTGAAGAGAGCCTAAATGAAGTATACAATTTAATGGATGTATACTGTCACCCATTTACCAGTGGAGGACAAGAGATTCCTATACAAGAAGCAAAACTCACAGAGCTAATTACTTTAGTTACAAACTACTCTTGTGGAGAGGATATGTGTTTAGATGAAGCCTATAGTTTGCCATTGGAATGGAATGAATATAGAGAACATGGTACAGAATTCATTAAAGCCTCTACTTCTCCAAAATCTATAGCTCAAAATTTACTTAAAGTTTACAGTATGTCTAAAGAAGAAAGATTAGATCTTGGTAAAAAAGCTAGAGAATGGACTATTAAAAATTACTCAGTAGAAACTATTGGTAAAATAATAGAAGAATTCATCGACTCCTCTCCCTCTGTAGATAAGGAATACTCTTTTAAAGCAGAAGAAAAAGACGCATATTGTAATGTGCCAGAGATTAAAGATGACGATGAGTGGATTCTTTATTTATATAAAAATATTTTAAAATCTAATAATATAGATAAAACAGACGAAGGATATAAATACTGGTCAAAAGAATTAGAAAAAGGTACGAAAAGAATCGATATAGAGAATTACTTTCGTCAGGTCGCTCTGCAAGATAATAGTAAAAATCAAAAAGTCTCATTTGATGATCTTCTAGATAAAGACGACTCAGGAAAAAGAATACTATATGTAATGCCAGAAAGCATTGGGGATGTATTCTTATCTACAAGTTTATTTAGATCTATTAAAGACCAGTATCCAGATTACAATTTATACGTAGCAACAAAACCAGAATATTTCGACATTTTAGACGCAAATACTCATGTTCATAAAGTAATACAATATATTTCTCAAATGGATAGCTTACCTTGGCTAGAAGGAATGTCGTTGCACAAAGGTTATTTTGAAATAGCCTTTTTACCATATTCTCAAACTCAAAGATTTTTGACTTATCTTCATAATGGTAAAACTAATATAGCTTACAAGGATTATAAATATGCATCTAATTGAAACTTATGCTTTAAATTGCGGTCTTAAAATAGACAAGCCATTTATATATGAAAAATACTGTCCAATTCCATTCGATAAATATATATCTTTTCAACCATGTAGTAAATATAGTTCAAAGAGTTATGATCTTTGGCAAGAAGTAATTGATCAAATTGTTCCAATACTTCAAGAAGATGAGATACATGTAGTTCAAATTGGTGGTAAAGATGAGAAACCAATAAAAAACTGTTATCATTTGCAAGGCAAAACCAATATAAACCAAGCCGCTTATATCATAAAAAGGGGTTTGTTGCATTTTGGGGCAGATAGTTTTGGAGTTCATATTGCTAGTAGTTATGATAAACCTATCGTTGCGCTCTATTCTAATAGTAGGCCAGAGAACGCTGGTCCATATTTTAATTCAAAAGACAATGTTAAGATACTAGAAATTAATAAAAAAGACAGAAAACCCAGTTATTCATCAGAAGAATCTCCTAAAACTATTAATGAGATAGATCCGATTGAGATCGCAAATAGTATATTACGATTTCTTAATATGAAAAAAATTGATATTAAAACAAGTTATGTTGGAGAGGATTATAATAGAAAGCTAATAGAGTCTGTTCCAGACAGCGTGATATCTGACATATCTAAGCTAGGAGTAAATTCCTTAATCATGCGTATGGACTATGAATTTAATGAACAGGTTTTAGAAGAACAGCTTAAAAGAAATAACTGCTCCATTGTGACTAATAAACCTATAAAGTATGATATTTTGAATAAATATAAAAATAATATTTCTCAAATTATTTATAATTTAGATGAAAATCACAGTCTATATTTTGTAAAAGACCTTAAGAGACTAGGAAAAACTTTTATATTATCCACATTTTTATCAGAAGATTTTGTTAATAGCATAAAACTAGATTATATGGACTATTCTCAAATCATAAGGTCTGTAAAAAGTGAAAAGAAAGATATAGAATATCTTAAAGATAAAGATATTAGTAATCTATATTATAAATCAAATAAATATACAATAAGTCGTGGTAAAATTTATAATTCTAAAGCGGCTTATCTTGATAATATACCTTTTGACAATAATCCTATTAAAGCAATAGATAATTCGACCTTTTGGGAAGAGTCTAAGTATTTTTACTTGTTTGAGTTGACAAAAACTTAAACATGCAGTAATATCTAAATATGCAAGAAACAATATCTATAGGTAGCTCAGAGTTATCTAAAATTCAAGTACTTGAAAAGAATGTAGTTATACCAAATGATGCTAAAGTATGTCCACCAAAACTTTTTATTAGAAATGAATATGGACTTTTAGAAAACGATAACATCTCTTATCAATTTAATGAGGATGGATCTATTAATTGGAGAGGAATGGTTAAAACTCAATACCTTGTTCCTAATAGGCAAAGAACTCAACAAACCGATGTATCTAAACTAGAAGATAGAGATTTATTAATTCTTTTAGGAGGAATTAAAGAATTAGCTCAAATTCGTGGTTTTACAAGCGTGGAATATAATGTAGTAACCGCAGCAGATAATTATTTTGCAACATCATGTAAAATAACATGGATTCCTAACTATGAAACAAGTAATAAGCCAGTTATATTTGAAGCATTAGCAGACGCTTCTCTTGTTAATACCAAAGATTTTGCTAGATATTTCTTGGCAGCAATAGCAGAGAATAGAGCTTTTGTTAGATGTGTTAGAAATTTTCTAAAAATTAATATTGTATCTCAAGAAGAACTTGGTGATGCAAAACTAGGTTTAGTAGCTAAAGAGGATTCTGAGAAAGAGAATCCTATGAATCCTACAGCTTTATTAGAGAAAGTAATGAAAGAAAAGGGAGTATCTTTTGATATACTTAAAAATAAATTACTAAAAGAAAAATTTGATGGTGCAGAAAGCTTAACCTCTATTAAAGATGTGCCTAAAAGTAAAGTTTTTGAACTTATAGAAAGACTTAAAAAAGTTTAATTTTAAGGAAATCTCCACTTCTGTAAATTGCACCAACAGGTAAATTACTTGCACCAGTAGGTAAGTTATTTAAATCTAAATTAATTGGTGAAACACCAGAGCTTACCCCAGTAATATAAATTCCACTTGCAAAATGCATGGTTAATGTATTAGATCCTAAATTAATTTTTTTAGTTGGCGTACTATCTCCAAGAACCATACATCCACTTTTATCAATGTCAATATTTCTACCAACACCATAACTATATGAGGCTCTAATATTATTATGTGTTCCACCTAAAATGGCAGAAAAAGAACCAGAAATAGTATTCAATTTTCCACCAACTATAGCAGATGCAAAACTCTCACTGGCTACATCACGATTGGTGTTTTCAATATTATTACTTTCACCACCAAGTATTACTGCATTTTGTATGTTACCTGTAATAACATTTAAATTACCTGCAACTACACCACAAAAAACTGTTTTTGGAGCTTCAAAATCTGATACGAAATCTGAAATAGAATTAGATCTACCTCCAGGAATTACATTATAATCACCTAAAATTGTATTTTTAACTCCACCACCTATCACAGAAACAAGACCTTTAATAAAGTTTCCAGTTCCTCCTCCAATAGTTGAGCTACCAACGTCATCGAATCCGAATCCTGCAAGCCTACCATAAGCGCTTTCTCCAATTAGATTTCGAGTCAACACTAAATCTCTAGTTAAATCCGTAAGTATATAATCAAAATTTAAATCTTTTAATTCTTGACCAGATATAGTATCTGAAATCTTTATATCAAATCGGGAAGGATCTGAATGAGTAAATATGTGGTAATATAAATTATTATCAGAAGTTGCTCTACCAAACACTTTGACTTCTTGAGAAGCAGAATTTTCCGTATTTATAACAATTTCTTTTGACAATTGAAAAGTTTCATATCCTAAAATATGATTCACAGCATTATATTGTTCGTGACCAGTTCCCTCTACAGCTAAGTAATTGATTTTTAATTGCTCGCCAGAACTTAAATTATTAGAAAGTTTAATAGAAAAGCCTGTTTTTGTAATGTCTTCAATGTTGGCTACATAAAAATTATTATTATTAATATTTTCTAAGTTAAAGAGTATTCTTGGTCTTTTTCTTAAGTTTAGATCGAATGGAATACTAAAGATATTCTGATTACTTCCAGATATAATTTTTGATGAGGCAAAATGAGAACCAGAATCAAATGCGTATTTACCAGATCTGTAAATGCCTACATTGAAACTTACGTCCTCTACAAGATTATTACCAAAATTAATATTGAATTGATTTTGAGTGTGATTGCTAGTTGCATATGGATAAAAATTATTTCCAGATATTATCTCGTCAACTATAGGAATATAACTTTCAGGTATTCCAGAAAGTAAAGATATTGAGTAGGTATTCAAACCAGAATTTAATCCTGTATTGTAAACTTGTAAATTATGATTTAAAATAGTTCCCGTATAACTAACGGCATCTAATAATATGTATTCATTTTTGGGATCTATAGGATTATTTAATACAATCTTTAATTTATTTTGTTCTATTTCACGACCTTTAGCTATATAAAGACTATTAGAATCAGGCTTATATACATTTTGAAAAATATATTGAGATCTATCTATAGGTATATCAAAATTAGCTCCCGTACCAAATATAATATTAGCAAAAGGTTTAACGCTACCAACTTCTAGAATTTTACCTAAATTTTCTTTTATACCTGTAAAATTGCCTATATTTCCTGCAAAAAAATGTGCAAAAACATTTTCATCTAGTGATTTTGAAAATACTATATTAAATCCAGATCTGTTTACGCCAGTTATATGATTTTTATAAAAGTCTTGAGACTGGAGTGTATTCAAAACAACAATATTGTCTGTTCCATCAAATGGAGTTTGAAAATTTATTCGTAAATCTTTAACGCCAGAAGCTATTCCAGTACTAAATACTTTAAATTGAGAAACTTTATCATCTTCTCCAAAAGATCCAGAATATAGGTTTTGAGAATATACGCTAATCCAAGAAAATATGTCAATATTTAAATCTTCTGAATCTAATACACTTGCAAATTCAACATCAAGTTGCGTAGAAGTTACATTACTTAATTTAATATCATAAAAATCTTGTTCACCAGTTTTTTTAATATTTTGTAAAATTCCTAACTGATTTGTATATAGAGCTAAAGGGTAAATAATTTCTCTATTTTTTTCACCTGTTAAAGATACAGAAAATATTTGATTTCCAATACCCGCAAGACCAGTTGATAATGCATCAACAATATTATTTTTACCTCCACCAATATTACAGAATGATCCAATAATTTTATTATTTTCGCCACCAACGATATTAGAGTCTTGAGAAATAAACGCGCCTAAACCAGTTATTAAATTTGCTTGTCCAGCAATTATAGAAGATCTTCTAGAATTTGAAGCGGTATTATTTGTACCGAATATAAATACATTATTTGATCCACTTTCAATTAAATTATTTAATCCAAGAGCTACAGAATGTTCAGAGTTAACCACGTTATTTGAATTTAGAATATTTCTTGAAGTCGTTAATATACCAGACAATGGTCCAACAATATCTAAACCCAAGCCGTTAAATTTAATATAATTATCTGAATTTCCTACTCTAAATTTAGGTTTTCCAGGATTGTAGGAATTATCATAGCCCAAGAAAAATCCGCTTCCTAAATTTGAATCTATATCATTAACACTCTTTATAACACCGCTTGCGACATTAAGGCGACCAATATTCAAAATTGAAGTTATATTAGATTGTTCTGATAGCGAAATTTGAGTTGAAGTTGCGCTAAATTCATTTGAAAACGCAATCCAATTAGGATTTGTTGGACCAGGAGTAGAGTTTGTGTTTGTTGTAGCTGCATACCAATAATTTGCACCATTTGGATAATTAACAACATCTCTTCTTACGCCGTCTCCAACGTAACCAATAGATGGATCCCATTCTCCACGATATACTATACCTGCTCCTGCAAGTGATCTTCCAGACGCACCAAAATTAGTCTGTAAAATCATTCCTTCGTTAGGTCTCTCTCCGTTTATGGCTCGAATTTTTATATAATAGTTTCCGCCGCTTGTTGGAGCACCAAAAATTTGGTTAGAGGAGTTTAGATTAGCGTTTATTCCTGGTGGTAAATATGCATCTCCTATACCTGAAATAGTTGTAGCAGATATCTCAAATTGAGTAGCTCTAGAATTCGTTTGGATTTGGTAAAAAAATGCTTGATCTAATGGACTAGAAACAATGCTTGGACTTGTAAATATGTCTGAATTTTGAGGCCTAAAACCACTTATAGCAGATACTTTTATATTTCTACCTTTTGTTATAATTTGATTTTCATAACCAATACCAGTATCATAATATTCATTAAATAGAAAAACTTCACCGATTCCAGTTACATCTCCACCAAGTTTAGCTTCAATCACGGTATAACCCGTCGTATTATTACTCTCACCAGTTATTTGAATTAAATTTTTGCTAACTATTTCTAAAGGAATCTTTGCCAAGTCTTTAAAACCAAATATATTTGTTGTTCCTTGATAACCACTAAAATATATTTCATTAACATTAGATGCATTAATACCAGAAATAGTTATAAAACCAAGATTATTATATGTAGTATTAGAATTTGAAATATCGTAAATCGTAGGTAAAATGTCAATACTTTTATTTGAAGGCAATATATAACTCTCACCAAATTTATTTCTTTTAATTTTAATTCTTGCTTGAGGGTTTCTTACTTCTCTTGGTACTTTAAATCTGATGCCAGTCGCAGAATTTGAAACTTTAATTCCACTGATTGAATAGGCATTTGGTTCATCTATATTACCAGTAATTCCTAAGAATAAAACTTCCGAGTTAGTTAGATTTCCATAATCTCCAGAAGTTCCACTAGGACTATATATTTCTATTTCATCTAAATATTTCGCAGCTTGTATTCCAGATAAATATCTGATATCAACATTAGCTTCAAAAAGCCTAGTAGTTGATACTAAAAGATCATTTGAATTATTAGATCTAATTAATTCGCCAGAACTAGGAAAATCTACAGAAAATATTTTAAGAGATGTGGTTGTATAAGCGTTTGGTAAAGCAAATGTAGCTTGTGTTGCGTCTTGATTTATTGTGATATCTTTTATTAAAACCTTTGGTTGACCTAAATCAATATATTTTATTCTTTGAAGATGTTTACCACTTATTCTAACAATTGTTCCAGTCCCAGCTAAAACATCATTTGGACTATAGCCACTTGCAATTAATTGAGGATAAGAAACGTTTAATAAATTTGAGCTTTTGTCTGAACCATAAACGCCAGAAACAAAAATGTAATCAGAAGAACTAAAATTTGGTATTTTAAAAGATAATCCAGTATCTCCTACCAAAGAATATGAATTGACAGAAATATCACCGATTTTTAATGATTGAATAAAAGATAAATTATCTCCACTTGCCACTATATTTGTGGATTCTACTAGCCCTGTTTGAGGAGAAAAACTATGTATATTAGGATATCCAGATATATAAAAGCCAGTGAATTGAGCTCCGCTGGATATATCTTTAAATTTAAGATTTTCTAAAATTCCACTTTGATTTTTTCTAATATTGTATGGTACTTGAAACTCTAAAAATTCTAAAGATCCTGTATTTTCGTATTTTTCATAAAGAAAATTAATTAAGGCTCCTCTGCCATTTCCGCTATTTGGAATGAATTCAATCCCAGAGTTTAAATTTGGAACTGTAAAAATACCAGAATTATTTATATTGAAACTTCCCAAAGAACCATCGATTCCTGTAATTGATACAGTTAGAACTGCGTAAGAATTCTGCTCGTATTTTTTAAGACCTTGAAGATTAAAAGTATTCCCGACTGAATATCCTGTGCCATAATTTTGAATATCTCCTCCAGTAACTCTATATAATCCAGTTTCTTGAAAAGATGGACGAACTTTATTTCCTGCGCTATCAACAAACAAAAGATTTGCTCCAGGATATAAATTAGATCCAGAGACTTTAACATATTGACCAGGCAGAACATTCTTATTATCAAAACCACTTATACTAGGTTGATTTAGTATTTTTAAATTAAAATAATTAGTTGATAAATTTGCAGGATTATAAACTGAGACTCTATACTTAGATGGAGCTAAACCAGAAGGCGTAAATCCCACTGTATTTAAAGATAGGGTATTGTTTATTCCAGATATATTTTCATTAAATCGGCCATTGAAAACAAATTTTGAATTAGGATCGTATACATTCTGTCCAGATATTTTTATAATATTTTTATTAAATTGTTCTCCAGAGATGATTATGGTCTCTCCATTAATTGCGACAGCCTCAGATGGAAACTGAATAACTGGTTGAGTGGATTGAATTGTAAAAAATACGCTCATTCGAATAATCCTCCATTTTCATCCATCATTTGTATAGCGTATCTTCCTGTTGGAAGACTTCTTAGAGGAATATACCCACTCAATAAATTCTTATTAATTATTCTAAAGTTAGTCTCAAAAGTACTCTGATTAGCTGGATAAATATTATCTGCATATCTGAAACGAACAATGCAGTTATCGTATTGATATGGACTATCAATTAATATAGGTTTTTTAAAACTTTTTCCTTGTATAATTATGAGGCTACTACTAAAACCACTAGCTGGTAAAACAGACAGAGGAATTGGAGTTTCTGTAAAATTATTTAAAAAATTTTTTGAAATTCCTGTACTATTTACCAATTTGATTCTACCATTTATATGATAATCAGTTGATGGTATTTGAAAAGATAAATTATTTTTATCACTTATTATTATATTTTCTAAAGGTATCTCTTCTTGAAAATTGTTTTGGTCCCCAGTCATGAGATAAACTTTTTTATAGTATAAATAATCGCCAGTATAAACAAATGTATCAAGATTTGTAAAATCACTAGATATAGTAAAGTAATTTAATTTAAAAGTACTGTTATTGGTTGCATTTGGTACATTTATAGAGAATTGATTTCTTTCTAAATTAGATAAATTTGTTGATACGTATGTATTTCCTATCGCTATATTACTAATTTTTTCTTTACTTGTAAATACAAACGGTGGATATAAATTGTCTTGTCTATCTATTCCGCTCAATCGATCAAAATATACAATTTGAGAAGATGAATTTGCATCAATATCTATAGATTTTTTTTCAAAGAATGAAGATTCATACATAAATCCACTTGATCTTAAAACTAAAACATTTAAAGACATGCCTGTAGTTAAGACATTTGATAGATTCAGAGCGAAGCTACTTGTAGTTTTACCGCTGATATAAGAGTCTAGATATGCGCTAGTGTTTTCATAACCAGAGTATTGACTTAAATTATAAAAAACAGAATAATTTGCATCGCTAAATCCAGAAGTCAAATTGATTGTGTATGTTGATGATCCTGATGGTAATTGTCTTCTAAATGATTGAAAACCTGTGTTTGTCACATTAATCATAGAAAGTAAATGATTTTCATAATATTTCTGACTTAAATTAGTATTTTTTTTGTAATTTATTCTTAAAGATTCACCGCTAATAAAACTAAAATTATCTACATTTGATAATCTAAAATTATTTATTTCACCAGTTAAATTGAAGTTTTCAGCTAAAGTTATATTGGCAACACCACTTTTCGTATACATTGGTATATTAAAAATATTACTTTCTCCGCTGAAGTAGTAATTAATATCATTTAAGATCGGACTAGCATAAATAAAGCCAGTACTTATTGATGTTAAAACTTTACCAGTTATATTGATAGTGGACCCCTCTGATCCATTTTTAGGGTCAAAATTCTCTATCTCAAATATAGGAAGAAAAGGTAAATTATTTTGCCCAGTAATTTGAAAAAAATTAGATGAAATTATTAATTTACCAGTATTAGGATTTGAAGGTACGAGAAAATCCATTTTTTGAGTTTGATCTATTAATGAGAAGTTTAAACTTTCTCCACCAAAAGAAAGAGTATCCACATAATCTAGATCCTCACCATTTATAGATATTAATTGTCCTAAAACTCCAGTTGGACTAGAAGTAGAGGTAATCTTAGGATTTGGCGGAATATATTGAAAAAATCCAGTTGAGGTAATGAGTCCCATATATTTATGCTAATGTTAGCATCCTTATTTGTTGATTTGTTATATTTTTAACTCTAGGAACAACAGCTGTAATAATATTGTTATTATTAATAGCGAAACTATCCGCTTCGTATTCTCCAAAAAATACTTTGCCTACAAAATTAAAATTTGTTCCAGAAATTTGAATTCTATCTTTATAGCGGCCAGAAGTGGGAGTGAAAGAAGATATAGTAGCCTCTTCAATAACATTGAATTGTCTTATAGTGAGTTCATTTGTTAAAAATTCTTCACTTTTAGCTTGAAATACTTTTTTAGTTAGAAATCCAGTAACGCCATACCCCTGAGTAATAAGAGAGGTACCAAAAGGAGCAGTGCCTAACGTAACTCCTACTCTAAAACCAGATATTTCTAGCAAAGGATTTAAATTGTCACAAGTTATATTTAAAGTAGTTTCTTTTAAACCAAACACTCCTCTTCTTTCAAAAGTATCACCAATATGTATCTCTGGTCTTATATCTGTAGAGTAGCTGTAAGAAGCATTTAAATAAGATCCAGTTAAATTTTGATTATTAAAATTACTTATACTAATTTGATTTACGTGGACTATATTATTTAAGTTTTGTTGATTATCGTAGGTAGGTGAAAAAGTTCCTGTAGGAGTTCTAAAAAATAAAATTTCTGTTGTACATATTACTGGATTATTTGGACTGAATCTTGCATTATAACTTTTTATGTAACCTGTTTGTTGAATACCTCCAAAATTAAAACTAACTCCTTCATCTAAATTTAATAAGTTCTTAATTATATCTTCGCCAGTATAATGATAGGTAAAACTTAAACCTCCTTGTATTGTATTTTCTACTCGAATATCATCTGCGTGTCTTTGACCGATCTCAATGTAAGGACTAATTTGTGCTTCATATGAAAGTTGAGCTTCAGTTGCAACAATCAATTGATTATTGATTTTTAGATTTACATTTTTTCCATTGTAAAACATATTAATAATATTGAACTATAGTCTTACTTGATCTGACTATATCATCAAGATTAGATTCTAATGTAGAATTATTAATAAATGCATCTGGCATTTCTATCGAAAAACTATTTGAATCTAAAAGCCCAGACATTTCAATTTTTAGTGGTATGTTTTGTCCAGTATAAACTAGTTTTGTAAATAAATTTTCTGTTATATTAACTGTTTCTTGAGCTCTTATGGGTTTTACTTCTAATGGAGTCTGACTTCCTAAAGCATATATAGGATTTAAATTACATGTGAATGAATAAGAAAAGCTATATAAATCTGCAGTAAGTTCACTAGCAGTGCCTTTTGCAAAAACATTTCTACCAGATATAAGGTTGCTTTTAGAGCTATGAGCTATACTATTTGCAGAAGCTGTATTTGAATTACTTAAATTAGAAGGAGTTTGGAAAAAAGTATTTGTAATTACAGGCTCGTAAGTAATATAACTTGCTTGAGCAGTTATTACATTATTAGGTTCTAATTTAAAACTATAATTATTTAAATAACATTTTTGCCCAGTAACACCTGCAAAACCAATAGTTACCCCATCATAGTTAGTGGGAGCAGCAATAAAACTCTTAATTTCTTTCACAGTATTAAAAGCTGGATCACCAGTAGGATTAATAAGATAAGATATCTGGAAAGTGCTAGAACTAGGCCCAGTTGTTACTTGATTTCTAAAGGGTTTTCTTTTGCCTAAAGTATAAATTGGTCCAAGAGTTATATCTGAATTAAAATTAGCAGATACAGCTAATACTCCAGTATTATTTATACTTATCTCGCATTGATCGTAATATATTCTAGCCATATTCCTTACTCCTTTGCCTAGTTTAAATTACACTAACCAGTAATATTTATCACTTTAGCCATGCTAGAATGATATACTATTAACATTCGTTGCGTATGGTCCTGATTCAGATCTACTAATATGACTAGTATAAGTTAATTGCATCAAACTACTACCATCTATATCTGTATTAAAATCTTCTTTAACTAATAGAGCATCCTTGAGGTTGAATGATTGAATGACAGTGGATGTGTTATTCTTATATAAATTTATATTAAAATTATAAACATTTTGATTATTAGGATAATCGAATAATTTTTTGTTTTGATAATCACTCAAAGATATAGAAAAGCTTGTTGTAACTATGATAGGATACTGTAATTTAACATCTACAGGCTTCACAGAGGTAGCATCAAAAACTGGAAGCCTATTACATTTAATATTGACCACTAGGTTATTAACCTTTTCATTTTCTAACTCATTAAAATCTATTTGTATATCACCTGGATTTACTATGTTTAAATTATTCTCATTCATAGTAAAAGGTAATATATTAGACGAAACGTTACCAAAATCACTGTAAAAATTCCATTTGGTTGATATACTAGGTATTGTCCCTATTCCACAAGAAAAGTTGTATTCTGCCATATATCCGCTATTCATACCAAAAGTATTATTATCGTATTGTACCTTTACGTTAGCTCCTAATTCGCCAGTATATTGAATAAATTGATCGCTATTTATAAATAAAGACTCTAAATTTAGTGCTCCTACAAATATGCCAATTGGTACTCTGTTTAAATGATTACTATTAGAACCTAAGTATTTAAGCTCTTCTATGGGCAGGTCATAACTAGCAGAAATTGACTGAATACCCGTAAGAGGAGCATCGTCAATATAGACCCTGTTAAATTCTCTTGTAAATCTAGATAACATACCTTATACCTTTTGGAAGAATTACACCCCTTTAAGTGTAATTATTAATATAAAAGGAGCAAGGTTTTATGCAAGGAATATACGAAGAGCTATATACATTTTTGATCTCAGAAGATGTACCAGAAACTAGAGTTGCGGACTTTAAGGGATGGTTGAACTGGTATATAGAAAATAATTTATATCACATCCAAAGAGGCGCAGACAATTCAATCGAAAAATTAGTTTTTATTAGAAGATTAAACTCAAATGATATATCTGAATTTCCAGACTATCTTCACGCCTATATACCTAACGTAGAAAAAATAACTAAATTTAATTTACATAGACCAGATGGAAATATTTTTTACGTAGAAATTCTAGTAGATAAAATAGAAAAAATAGATGATTTAAAAATAGAAAACATGAAGTTTGCATTTGACTGGGCTAAAAATCGTTTTAATATTAATCCTATTGATTTAAATTCATCAGATCTTTTACTTTTTTATAAAAAAGGACAAAAAGTTACCATGCAGTTAAAAGACATGCAAGAACTTATTGTAAAAATTTTAGATTACAGTTGAGATAAAATTTATGGGCATGGGTTATCCACAGGACAGTTTTAGAAAAGAAGATTCAAGTTCAGTCAATGATAAAATGATTCCTTGGGCGAATAAATCTTTAGGACATAGTTTTCTAAAAAATGACATTATTAAATACAAAGGTATATTTTGGTATTGCTTAAAAGATCATTTTAAAACATCTACAAGCGAACCAGGAACAGATAATGGAGCCCAATATTGGGGAGGAGTCACTTCAATATCAACAAAATCTATCTTAGCGGAATTTTTTTGGATTCCTTCTTATGCTTCAACAATACAACATAAACCTTCAGTAGCCACAATAAGATTTGGCAATGGATACGAGCAAAGAATATCTAAATCTATAAACCCAGATTTAAAAACTCTTCAGCTGACATTTGATCAAAGAACCTCTAGAGAAGCTAGAGCAATTATTCATTTTCTACAGCAAAGAAGTGCAGTTCAAGCTTTCGCTTATAATCCAGGAGATATTTATTCAGACAAAACTTATAGAACCAGATATGTCTGCAGAGAGTGGGAAACTGGCTTTACTTTTAAAGAAAACTATTCTATCAAAGCGAAATTTGAAGAAGTATCTGCTTGATGGAGAACAGATAATATGGGAATGGGGCCTTATACCACTAGTAGCATTCAACCAGCTGAATATTTTTTGCAGGCTCTCGAAGCTCAAAGATCCATAAATTCTCATATCCACGAGATTGAACCAAGTACCCCAATTTTTCTTTATGAAATAGATCTAAATGAAATTAAACCTGCTTCAGTATCTTATCCAAACAAAAATGGGCCAGTTAAAGATGGAGTTATAAGAGTCCATAATGATTTCAATCTTTTTAATATAAACAGAGGAGTTATTTATTGGAGAGGAAACTATTACTTTCCTTTTCCAATTTATGGAGAACAATTTGATATTACTTCAAATGGTACGATTCCTACTCCAAGGATTAAGTTTTCTAGTCAATTTTTAGATGATGAATTTAATTCTTTTTATAAATATATAAGAATGCAAATCAATGAATTAAAAGACATAGTTGGTTCAAAAGTTACTAGAAGAAAAACGTTTGTAAGATATCTAAGTCCAAATAATTTTCCAGCAGGAGTTAATCCTTTTAACAATTTCACAGATACTCCTTGGGCCTCTAGAGCAGGAGACACCTTAACAGTCAGATCTCTTGAAAGACCTCCAATTAATTTTGCTAAATGGATAGTATATACAAGAAAATCTAGTCCAACAACAAATAAAATTTTTAGTCTTTTGAGAACAGACGATAGGTTAAGAACTTTAGATATAGATCTGCAAAAAATAAATCATAATGTAAGTTCTTTAGATTTTTTCAATTTATTCGTAAATGAGAACATCAACCAAAGTCCAGATGTAACTGATAGTTTTTCTTCAGACAATTTTATCATTCCCTCAAGCACAAACTATACTTTTATTATAAAAGACTCTACAAAAGAATTTAAGAAAATAAATACTTCCGCAAATATTAAAGTTCTGTGTTACTATAATTTTATAGTTTTCAGTAATTCGTCAAGTTCTACGATTAATTACCCTATTTCATTTTCGGAATCAGGTTCTGAATTGGTAACTTTTTTATCTTTTAAGTCTCAAAGTGAAACGGTTGCAGAAAGATTTAATTACTCAATATCATCTCAAAATTCTTCTAGTTTCACAGCTTCTTTTTCAAAAAACTTAAATAATACTTTTGATGTTAATTATTTGACCGTCCCAACAGGAATTTATACTGGTATCAATCCTGCTTCAAACGAAAATGCAAAACTTATTGCACTAAAATTGAGCAATAATTTTGGCTCATCAACTTCAGGAGAATACAATATTTTATTTCCCACGTCCTTCTCTAACGTACCTAAACTTTTATTTAATAGTTGGGGTACAGGATTCAAATATAATCAATACTTAAAAGACATTAGTTCAACTGGATGTGTATTTGTGGCTACTCATACAGGAGATAACGTAGAGTTAGGAACTCAAAATATTAATTTAATTGCCACAGATTATATTGCAGAAGATTTAAACAGTCCAGATGATGCTCAGATATATAATTCATATCATAATATGGCTAAGCTTTATTTGGATCAAATTAATAATACCCAAATTGATATTTATGAAGTAGAATTAACTCCTGATATTTATTATATAGATAGAAAAGTGCAAGAAGATTCTCAAAACGTGATTTATGAGCTAGCATCTCTTCTCGATATAGAGGGTATAAAATTACCTGCAAGAGTTTTGCTATCTAAAAACTGTTCATTTACTTACCGAGGTGCAGGATGTTTGTACGAAAGATCTGACAGATTGAACAGAGTACATTCAGGAGTATACGGTTATGTTGATCAAGTAGTAAAAGCTACAAATGATAATACAGTTACTAGATCCATAATTTCTGATTCTGAAAAGTGCAAAGGACTACAATCTGCACCTCCAGTAGCAAATGAATCAGATGAAACATTTAGTCAATATATAAATGGAAGCGGAGATGGTAGTCATTGGATAGACCGAGGTAATTGGCAACAAAATGTATCTTATAAATATGGAAATTATATATATATAGAAAAAAATTATATTAAATTCTATTTTGTATGCAAAGACGCTCATATTTCAAATTCTTTAAATGCACCGCCTAATAGTAAATACTGGGAATCAGATACATGTTCTAAAAGTATAAATGGATGCAGATTAAGATGGAAAGAAAACATTAATTTCCCAAAATATAATCTTTCTGCTAACCATGTTTATGGCATTAATAATGAGGACAAGATGATAGTAATGGATGTTAGATCTCCAATAGATATCAATGGAAAACAACTACCTGGTTTTCTTCCTTTTGGAGGATTCCCTTCTGTAGAAGGCAAATTCCAAAATCAACAGAGTCCTGGAGGATAATATGGAATTTAATATTCAAATTAAACATTTTATCAAAGAATTGGCTCAAAATAAAAAAAATGAAGAGATATGCGGACTTGTATATTTAGATAATAAAAATTATAAATTTCAAGTTTACCCTTGTCAAAATAGATCAAACGATAAGAAAAATAACTTCACAATATCTCCTCAAGATTTTCTAAATTGTTCGAGCTTAGGGAAAATTACTGCTTGTTATCATTCTCATATCAACGAAAGTGTTACTTTTAGTGAAATAGATAAGAATAATAGCAATATGTATAACATTCATTATATATTATATAATATTAAGCATGATACTTTTAGTTTTCATACTCCTAACAAAGAGAAAAACCCTTATATTGGAAGACCATATATAATGGGGAAATCAGACTGTTTTACCTTAATGAAAGAGTACGCTTTAAAAGAAGAGAATGTAAATATATATTTTCCTGAAAGTTTATTTTATCCAAAACATTTAGACGATATCAAAAGTGTATATGAGGACAACTTCAAAAAACAAGGCTTTCTTAAATTAGATAAAAATATAAAACTACAGAAATCAGACGGTTTAATGATGACTTTTCCAGGAGTTTCAAATGAATTCCCGACTCATGGAGCAATATATATAGATGATGGTTTAATCTTGCATCATCCTTTTAATTCTTTTTCTTGTGTAAATATATATGACGCTTTTTTTAAAAAGCATACGACTTATGTTTTAAGGTATAAGGAGTTAAGTAATGGTCAAAGTTAAGTTACATGGAAATTTAGGCCAAGAAATTGGTGAGGAATGGAGTCTCAACGTAACCACCGTTGCAGAAGCTTTCAGAGCTATAGAAGTTAATACTAAAAAATTTACTAAGTTCCTTATAAACCAAATTGAAAGCGATGCTAAATATGAGATATTAATAAATAATAGACCATTATGGATCCCAAATGCAGAAAATCTACCAACAGAAAACAATAAAATTAATAAAAAACATTTTGAAATGATGGCTCAATCTGAAATATTTATTGACTTTCAAGATAAATTAAAAACTATAGATATTATCCCTATTTTAGAGGGTTCTGGTGGTGGTGGAGGAGGTGGAGGGGGTGGAGGATGTTTTCCTGCAGGAACAAAAGTATCTACTCCTAACGGAATTAAAAATATAGAAGACTTAAAAGAAGGAGATGAGATATTTTCTTTCGACAAAGACAAGAAGATACAAAAAGATATAATTCAAGAAGTTTTTCAACACGAAAATAATAAGATTTTAAAAATTACACTTTGGAATGGTTTAATCATAAGAGCCACAGGAAATCATTGGTTTTTAAATGAATATAATAGATTTAGTCCTTTAGAAAATTTTAAAGTAGGAGATGTTTTAATTCATGAAACTGGAGATGTTCTACCAATCGAAAAAATAGAGCAGGATCAAAATGAAACAGTATACAATTTTCATGTATTGCAAAATCATACATATATTGCAAATAATATATTAGTTCATAATGGTGGAGGTGGAAAAGGAGGAGGAGGAGGAGGAGCAAAAGGCAGTTCAGCTCTGTCAGGAGTAAAAGGTATTTTTGGAATTTTTCTTTCTGTTCTTTTAGCTCCTCTTACGGCAGGAACATCTCTTGCATTTTTATCTATTTTAGCACCAGCTATATTAGGATTAGTTGCCCTTGGAGTATCTTTACTTTTAATGAAGCCGCCACCTATGGTAAGTCCTCAAGCAATTGCTAATCCTTCTGCAGATTTTCAAGCAAGTCCTGATAGTGGAGGAGGAGGAGAACCTTCTTATACTTTTAGTGGCCCAGTAAATACAATAGGAGAAGGAGGTCCAATTCCTGTTGGTTATGGAAGATTAATTATAGGTAGTCAACAAGTATTTAGTTCTTATGATCAATTATACCGTATTCAATCTAGAACAAACAAATACGAAAGCGATGGTAAACCTCCAATTGGAGTAGGAGCAGGAGAACAAAATTATCCAACAAGAAGTTTTTTCTTTTCTCATTATGGATATCCAATGAATATTCAAGATATCCAAGGAAATTCTTTAGGAGAAGTTTCATTAGGAGTTTAATTATATGCCAAAAAAATGTAAAGATTGTGATCCTAATAAATTCATAGAAGGACTAGCTTGGAGAGGTAAAAATGGTAGCTCTTATGACGGATATACTCTTTATAATGACGTAGGAAAACCTAGCTCTACTGATATAACATTAGCGGACGTTAGTGACTTAGTAGATGCTTATAATCCAGCTTTTAGTCAAAGCACTTCTAATCCAAGTCCATTACCAGAATCTCCATCTAACTCAATATTAATTGAAGGAATCGATAGAGGACAAGGGTTCTGGTTTGTTTGGAGCCTTATAAATGGACTAGTTATGTACGGAACTCCTGGAGTAGCATTAACTTCTGCATCGATCACAAGTGATGCTGCTGTATTTACTAAAATTGGAGATGGTTTTAATTTTTCTGTAACGTTAGATCAAGTTGCTTCTTCTTTAAATTATAATGATTTTGGAGAGATTGCAGATTCAAATAGTTCAGATAAACTAAGATTTTCTAATAGTAATAGCTCAACAATTTCTTTGATTAAAGATAAAATTAATCGTGTTGGACGTTTCACAGGTATAATAAATAGTACACTAAATGGTAATAGATATATCAAAAGTGGAAAAACTACAGTTCTAGAGACTTTCAAAGCTGAAAAAAGTTTAACAATCACAAGCAAAGATATAAATGGAAATGATCCTATTTACGTTACTAGTGCTCCAACTAAACATGCTTTTAAAAATCAAGGATTCTCTTATACTTTAACTACTAATCTAGCAGCTTCATCTTTTAATGCCTCTTTAGACTCAAATTCTTTAAATTTTTTAAGTAATTTAGGATTAGTATGGAATGAGAACTCTAAAACAATTACTGGCAATGTATCCTCAAATCTAGGAGATGAGATTAAAAATTTTACTTTAAATTTTAATATAACTGGTCCAAATGCAGACGCAGGTAACAGAACTAATTTTAGTTTGGTAATATTGTATGGACAATATAATGCATCAATTCCTTTGCCAACAATAAGTAATAAAAATTTTAATGGCAGTGTAGGAGCAAAATTTAGTGGTACTCTAGCTGGTTTAAACAACAGACACTCAGTTATTGGAATATCTTCTCTTCCAGAAGGACTTGTTTTTAATAGCTCCAGTAAAACCATAACAGGAACTCCAAAACATAGTGGTCTATTTTATGCATTTGCTAGCTGCTCTAATAGTAGAGGATCTAGCTCAACCGCTACTTTGGCATTCGCTTTTACTGCATATACTCTTAATAATAAACCTCAAGATAAAAGTTTTCCTAGTAAAATACAATTACCAGTTTACGATTACAATGTTTTAAAAAATAATAAGTTTACTCTAAATTTTTTCACAAATTCAGATGAAATAATTCAATTTAAAAAAATAAATAAAAATGAATTTGAGGAAATTAGAAAAAATGGTAAACCTACAAATATTACAAATGTTGGATTAGTTATACCACCAACGTCATTTACTCCAGGGAACGGGATAGAAGCTGAAAGTTGTTTTTGGATACAAGTAGACGATCCATCAACTTCAGCTAATAAAATTAAAGAATTTGATATTAAAATACAAGGCAACTACGCTATAACTTATAGTTCAATTGGTTATCAAGACTTGCTGGGTAACGTTTGCTATACTCCAGACTCTAACTCAAGCGGTCCTGCTTCAACTCCATTTGTAGAAAGTTTAAGTGTCACTTGCACAAACACAATCAAATCTGGTCTTAGTGGAAATCCAGCAGAAAATGTTCCAACTGTTACTATTAGTCCAACGCAAATAGAGCATCTAGTGGTATTTCTACCAGACGGAGCCCTTGATACATCATCAAGCTTTGTGACGGGTTCATTCTTAAGCAAGAGTAATCTGTTAAAGTATCCTAATGGAATTCCAGCTCAAAATGGTAGATCTTACAGATTTTATGTGCAATTTGCAGATACTTGCTCTTTTAATAATACTTATCAAAATTTTCTTATGTATTTTGGCACATATTCTCCTAGCGCAGGAGATGTATATAGCTGCTGGTATGATCAACGGGTAGACGGGAAATACTAAATATGGGATATTATCAAAGAATTTACAGAAATACGACTTTATCAAGTTCATATGTTCCTGGTAATTGTGGAAGCGTAGTAAGCCAAGCAGGAGCCAACCAAGTAGTGAATAACTATGGCTATAGAATAGGAAATACTTTAAAAGATACAAAGGATATTGGTATTACTTCTTTAACAAATATATCTATCATGGATATTATAGCAGAGGGCCCAATTGAAGGCATAGTTGATTACGAAATTGTTCCAAATCCAGGATCTGTTTTAGGAGATATAGGATACAAAAATGGAGCTAGAATAGTCAAATATCCTGGAGTAAATTCCATTGTTAGATCCATATATTGGAATGAAATACCATTAGCAGATAATACATATCCAAATAAAGGCAGCTTAAACTTTGAATTTATAAGATTTAACTATGATTATGGAACTTCTGCTCCAAGACATACCGTAGTAAAAGAATTAAATAATATAGAAAATTCAGAACCTTTTTATGCTCGAAAAACAAACAACGGTCAACTTTTAGAAAGTCTAAGATTAAGAAATAATAGTACTAGCGAAATTATATCTGAAAAAATTAAATTACCTAGAAGATTAACTAGCACAAAAGTAGCTGGTACAAGATTATTTGGCAAAAGATCTTTTCAAGATGGAACAACTAAAACTTATAAAAAATCACTCAACATATTAACAAAAGATTTGTATGGATTAAGGCTTCATATAAAAGCTACGAGTCTTTTCAAAAATATTGTAGATTTAACCATCTGGGATACTAGTGATCAAGCCGCTGCCAATTCTGTCACAGGCAGAATAGATCGTCTAGAAATGTCATTTAATCTTTATTTAAAAAGAATAGATTTTACTCCGAGCATCGGAAAAGTAGTAACTCTTGTGCCCAATCCTAATTATTCAGGAGTTTCAGGTGGAACATATGTAATCAGCGAACAAGATTATTACGATCAATTTTGGAGACCAAATAATGATCCATTAGCTTTATATTGGCCACCAAATTGCGCAGGTTGTGGCGCAGGGCAGGAAGGACCAGATGGTTATCAAAGACAACCAGCAAATTATACAGAATTTATTAATGGAAGAACAACATATTCTCATAGACACGATGGTAAAGTATATAATTCTTATGCAAGAGATGTAAATAGATTACAAAGAGATTTTAGATCAGCTTTACAAGATCATATAAATCAAAGACAAAGATTATTAGAAGGGGATTCAAAAGATTATGCTATATTAACAATAGTTGGCAAATTAAATCAAGGTCAATATATTGAAACTTTTGAGTGGACAGGGCTTAATAAATATACAAATTCTAATACTGTTGGTTGGGAAATAGAAATTGAACCAACTTACACAGAGCCTGTGGATACTAATATAATAATAAAAAGCTCAATTGATTCAATCACAGAAATATATGATGATTTTTTAGTATTACCTCATTCTGCTACTTTAGTAAACACATTTGATTCAAGATTTTTTACTAGCATTCCTCAAAGATCATATGATACAAGATTATTAAAAGTTAAAATTCCGTCTAATTACGACCCATATTCTAAAACTTACAAAGGCATTTGGGATGGTAATTTTAATTTAGGGTGGACTGACAATCCTGCTTGGTGTTTTTATGATTTAGTTACTAATGACAGATACGGATTAGGAAAATATATTGATTCAAGTTTAACAGACAAATGGACTTTGTATGAAATAAGTCAATATTGTGATCAATTAGTAAGCGACGGTAAAGGAGGTCTAGAACCAAGATTCACAGCAAACGTATTACTAAGCACAAGAGAAGATGCTTACAAAGTCCTAAATGATATGGCTAGTATTTTCAGAGCGATTGTATATTACAACGCAGGATTAATATTTACATCTCAGGATAGGCCTAAAGAACCATTGTACATATTTAATAATAGTAACGTTAAAGAAGGAGAATTTACTTATAGCAACACTAGTAAAAGAGTGCGAAGAAATGTTGCTCTTGTGAGATACAATGACAAAGACAATTTTTACAAACCAGCGGTCAAATACGTAGAAAGCAGAGAAGGACTAATTAGATTTGGAATTAAAGAAATAGAAGTTAGCGCTTTTGGTTGCACTAGCGAAGGACAAGCTGCAAGATTAGGTAAATGGACTTTATTATCAGAAAATTTAGAATCAGAATTAATCAGCTTTGAAACTAGTTTACCTGCTATGTATTTAAAACCAGGCGACATTGTATATGTGCAAGACCAAAATAGACAAAATAAAATACTTGGTGGCAGAACTTACGAATTAAATAAGAATTATGCAATCTTAGATATAAAATATGAAGATATTTCTGGATTTTTACCAGCAATTAATGGTTGTAATTTTAATGTTCTCACCCCAGCAGGAAATATAGAAATTGGTACAGAAACTGGCAATTTAATTTTAGACAATAGCAACAACAATACTTTAGTTAATATTGTAGATGAAAATGGAGTAAGTACTTTAGCATCTGGAATAAACTCTTCTTTGATTAGAAGAAAACAAGTACAAACTATAAAGTATAGCACAGATTATACAGTTTCGAACCCAATCGATACAAATGTTTTTGGTCTTTATGTAAGTATGCAGCCAACTGGAGCTTTTGAAGGTTACACAAAAATAGATTTTGCAGGACAATGTTTAGATCAAACTCAACATACACTCATTCAAAATACAGTTTGGACAATAGAAATTAATCCAGATAATTATGATTATACTAAAAGCCCAAGTACCAAAGGGCTGAGCGATCCAGATCCATATCCAGGAGCTATTTTAGAAGGCCACTTAGACAAAACTCAAAAATTTAGAGTTTTAGATATAGAAGAACTAGAAGAGTTTAGATATAAAATTACAGCATTACAATACGATGATAGTAAATTTGATTTAGGAGATAAGATCTAATGGCATTTGTAGTCACAAATAGCGGTTCAGGAGCTTACGTTATAGACGGAGTTAATAATCCTACATTAACGTTAACTCGAGGACAAACATATACATTTACGATCAACGCTAGTGGTCATCCTTTCTGGATTAAAACAACTCAGACCACAGGACAAGCAAACTCTTACAGCACAGGAGTCACAAACAATGGAACAGATAATGGTACATTAACATTTGTTGTCGACGCTGGCGCTCCAAGTACTCTGTACTACAACTGTGAATATCATGGTAACATGGCTCGCACAATCAATGTAATTGATGATGTTACAACTACTACCACGA